TCCTTTTTCTTATATTCAAGCTCAAAAGCTTCAATATCAGAAAGAGAAAATTGAGGTTCTTCTGCAGGAGTATACTCAACTTCATTAACATTCTCTTCAGCAGAAAATCCGTCTGATTCGGAGAATGAGAAGTTCAAGCGAACATATTTATTCTCAGTTGAATTATCTTTTAGGACTGCATATTTCTGATTTTCATCTTCAAAAATACCAGCAATAGAATAATTATCTTGATATGCTGTCTTTAAATGACTATATAATGCAGTCCAAAGAGAGTCTCCAACTGTTACTGCGTATGTAGTAAACACTTGCGCTCCTCCTTTGTTATTTAATAACTCTGTCAACTCATCCTTCATTTTTTGAAGCCGATAATTAAAATCCTTGGTTAAAGAAAATTGGACGCTAGTAATATTAGCACCCTCAAAACAAGGTTCATTATCTTGTCCTAAAATACAAAGTTTAGACATTACTGCTTCATTAATAATGAAAAACATCGGTTTTCCATTATTATCTTTTGTCCACCAAGCGTTAATTAAATTTTTATCGAGTTCCATAGACTAATTATTTCCATGATTTAAAATTCTTGATGCTTCTGGATATTGACCAGTCCAAAGCCAACCTTCAGTCATTAAATATTCATGTTCTTCTTGGTCATCATCTAAAAACTTCTAAAACCAGCATCGCGCATTTAAATCAACAAAACCATATGGTCTAGTAGCATCTTCAATTACAATTTCATTATTTTTTAAAGAAATTATACGATTATGTTCTTCAAAATCTTGTTTCTCAGAATTATAATAACCAACAATTGGAGTGCCTGGAATTGTATTTGCAATTTTTTTAGCTACCTCTTTAGTAATAACACTTCTATTACGATTTGGCTAATCACTTACATAACAAACTTTAATCTAACACTTTGAAATTAAAGGATTTATAGGAGTTAATTGAATGAATTCACTAGGTGTATTTAATTTAACACTTGTATGTTTCATAATTTCCCCCTTAGCTCATAGATTCTTGATTTGCTATTGTTTTTTCACTTTTTTGTCCCTCTTCTTTTTGAGGTCTACCAACCTCTCCAGTAGAAACTTTCTAAGTAGAAGTTACTTTAGTATTTCCTTCTGAAGAATTTTGATTTTTTGAATTATTCTCCTAATCTTTTTTACCCAAAATTGCATCAGCATTTAAAGTAGAACTCATTAAAGGTGGAATCATTAATTCGCTCAAGTGAAGAATTTCATTCTCAAAATAAGCAGTATGTATAATTGCACTTTGTGAATGTCCAAGAGCAACCTATGCTAACATTTTAGATTTACCCATTTGCTCTTGTTCTTTATACATTTTAGATAACTCTTTATAATTATACTGAGTTGTTTCTAACATATAAAGTCTAAAACTATATTTCTTTTTATTTTTACTTAATGCTTTAGTCACTTTATCAAAAAATGTATTAAATTGTAATAATAAAGTTTTTAAAGTAGATTCATCATCAAGTATAGATTTTTCAAGAGATAAATTACCATCTGTATTAAATAAATTTCTTGAAACACCAAAACTATTATAAACAGTTCTTTCCATTCTTTCAAGATCATCATCTGTTGTTGTTGAATTTTTATCAGCAACATCTTTAATATCAACATCCGCAAATGTTGTTAAAACATCTACTCCAATAGCATGTTGCAACATTTCAACAGCATTATTATGAATATCTCTTGCCTCATCTACATCAAAAATTAAATCTCCATTTTTATCAAGAGGTAATTTTTGAATAACAATTTTCATTAATTCCTGCATCTATTTGCGACGATCCAGATCTTGACCTGCATCTAGATCAATAATATTAGGAATTGCATTAATAAATAATGGCTAATCGCCATTTTTAAAACAGAATTTTACTGTATTTCCTGGCTCAAGTGGATACCAGCCATTAATATATTTATCAATAAAACTTCTATCATCACTACCTAAATATTCTGGAGTCAATTTTCCTTGTTTATAAAGAATATATCCTTTTTTAAACTCTTCAGGAAATAATTTTAAAATCTTCATTCGATAATTAACATCTTTAAAACAATCATCGAAAAAAGCCATATTAAATTCTACAACAGGAATATCACCAATACTAAATCTTGATCTACAATAATTAATAGGCAACTATTGTAATACTAATCCAGAAGAAGATGGAATTATGTAACCATAATAAGCTCCATACTTAATTACTTCTAAAGCAATATCTCCGCATAATTTTTTAACATGAGAATTATCAAGATATTTTAAAATATCATTAAATTCTTTTACAACTTTATCATTTTTTACTCCGTCATGATCCATAATTTCTGGGACAACATACCAATCATAACGATATAAATATGCTGCGTAATCACAAGTACGAGAATAAATACCACTTGTATTATAAAAGTATTCAGAAATATTTCTCATTAATGGTAAATTATGTTCACATATTGCTTTTAAAACAGTAAATTTATCACCATAACCTCTACGATTTGCTTTTTTTAAAGAACCTAAATTTAAAACAGCATCTTCTAAAGTTTTCATGCCTATTTTTATAGAATTATAATCTAAAGGTCCTTCATAGCTAGCTTTATATCTAGTATTAGCGATATTAAAACCCTTGGAGCGAATTTCTTCTTGTCTATTTCTCATTCTGCCTCCTTGTAATTAATATCCTGCTTTATGAAGAATATAATCATAAGTAATAAGATTTTCTTCGGTATAAGGAATTTCAATTAATTTAATATCATTTAATGCACAAAATCTACGTTTTTTATTATCATTATATTGCTATTGATAAAATCCTCTTTTACCACCAAATTTAGCGCTAGGTTCATAATGTTGTTTTCCTTGATATTCAATTAAAAAATCTAAAAAACCATCATCATCAAAAACAGCGAAATCAAATCTAAGAGGTTTTCCATTAGAACTATTTAATCCTTCAAAGCTATATTCCATTCTATATGTTAATCCAGATTTTTCAAGAATTTCGTGTATTTTCATTTCACCTCTACTAGCATCCATATGGTCAACCTCCTTTCTTTATTTATACTGCAGTAAAAAATTTCCATTCTTTTGCGTTAAATTTCTTTTTCTTTTTCTTATTATCTTCTTCTTGTTTTATATAATATAAACCATATTCAAAAGCAGAAAATTTATCTTTTCTAATACCTTTATTAGCCTATTTTAAAATAATATTAATTCCTTCATTTTCTTCACGAAGATTCATCATTTCTTCTTTTAATATAGAAGTTAAAGTAAAAGGTTTTAAATATTCTGCCCTTTCTTCTGGAGTCATATTATTACCTTTTACTGTTCCAAGTAATTTTGTTTTAGCAACACGCTCATCTTGTAAAAATTTAATTTTTCCAGAAGATAACTAAGTCTATGCATTTGCATGAGCTTCATTATTAATTGGCGCATTAGCTTTGATTTGATAAACTGCATCTTGTTCACAGGATTCAGTTTGATATTTTTTATAATATCCTTCTTCATCATTATATACACCAAAATCTGGATAAATTTCATTTGTTTCTGGATCAATCTAAGATTTTACCAAATAATCAAGAAATCCAATACCAAGACCATTAGCATCAACAACTAATCTCTTAGCTTTATATTTATAAAAAAGTTTTTTAACTTTTATACACTAATCTTCAAAATGATCATCACTAAATGTATAAATATTGACCAACTATTTTAAAGAAACACCTTGAGCTTGCGGCGTCACCTTAAAAACGCATACGACCGAGTCGCATCCTTTACGACCTACATCCATCGAAAGAATATAAAAACTACTTTTACTAATTCTTCCAGAAGCTTCATATTCTGGTTGTTTTAAAATTCTATTGCGATCAAATGCTTCAGAATTAAAGAAAGCATCTTCTACAGTACCAGACCATTTTGATTCATACTCACGCTAGAAAGATGATTCATTAAATGTGCCATCCATTTTTAAATCTTGTACAAAGTTTTTATCAAGCAATTTTACAAGAACTGGAATTTTATAAGTTCCGCCCATAATCATTGCTTTTTCTGGTTTAACAACTTGCCAAACTAAAAACTGTATTAATTTATCATATGCATAAGTATTTTTATAACCAGCAGTGGTAATATATAATTGAGATTTATTTAATTGCTCTTCTGGATGTGAAGTACCATCCATACACATACGAGAAATATTCATAGTAGGAACAATAACTTCATTAAGTATTTGTCCATCAACGCCTACGCACTCCTCGATTACACCCGCATGTCGGCGCTTACCACGGGAGCTCTCCCTGGCCGCAATATTATCAAAATAAGATCCACCTTTGAATACATATTTTGCATAATCTTTACCTTCTAATGTAACACCTCTTCCCCAGTTAATTTCTTTTTCAAAAGCAGGAATAAGATTACATATTTCCTAAACTTTTTCTTTCATAATTCCAGCTGCCTATTCTTTTCCTCCAGAAGTAACGAATAATTTACATCTAGGATAAAGAATACAACGAATCATAAGAATCATCATAGAAAGAAAAGACTTAGAATAAGCACGCGGAAAGACCGCGTATACGTACTGATGTCGCATCGCCACCCGCAAAAATACTCTCTAATAAAAATAAAATTTAAAATCTTGCGGATTGCCCATTTGTAAAAGAAAATCAACAAAAAGATCTGGATATTCTCTCCAAAAAGAAATATATTTTCTTGCTTCTGGAATTATTTGATGAATACGTTCTTCTGAGACTCCAATTTTTTTTCTCTGCTTTGATAAATCAAGTAAATCTTTAAGAGCCATTATTAGAGCCCCTCTCTAAGAACTCTTCATCTTCTTCATGTTCAGCATCAATAAAATCACTGAACTCTAAATAATCAGAGTCTTTAAGAGCTTCAATCTCTTCAAGACTTAAATCTTCATCAACATCTTCATCTTCTTCTTTAGCTTCTTGCGCAGCCATTTCTTTTACAGCATTCTCAATTAAATTACCTAAATTCATTTCTTCAACAACAAGAGATCTTGTATAATCTTTCATATCTCTAATTGTTTCATCGACTCTATCTTTTGGACCATCTGTATAATAACGTTCAATAAAACCTTCTTTTTCACAAATCATAACTAATTCTGAAATAGAATTAAGAACTCCATCTTCATTAGCTTTATTTTGTGCAGCAGTAAATTTACCAGATTTCATTAAACTGTCATACATTCTTAGCATTTTTTGAGCGCCATCAACATCGCCCATATCAATTAACTAATTTGCTTTTAAAGATGTTTTACAAACTAATTTTAGAATATCTTCATGACCAGCACCTTGTATATCATAAGATTCGCACATTTCTTGATATAATTGTTCAAGTCTTACCCATTCTTCTGGTTTATAAGATTTTCCCCATTTTAGTTTTAACATAGTTCGATCTTCTGGAGTTAAATCAAGATCTTCATCATCATCTCTATTATCAAAATAACCTTCATTGACTAGACTACGAGTTGGTTCTGGAGCTTCAGGTTCTACAAAACCTTCTTCTGGAATAACAATCTTTCGATCATTAATTACAGTTGCAATATCAACTGCTCCATATCCTTGACGTTTCATAGCTTCTTCAGTTTTTTTGTCAGCTAATTCTTGTAGTCTTTCAGTATCACTCCATCTAAAATCTTGAAATTGCTTTAATCGCATTTTAGAAAAATATCTTCCAATAATTGTCATTCCAGTAACTTTAGTTTTATCTTTACCGTATGACGCAAGTAATTTATCCCATTCTTCTGGGATATAAGGCACATCTGCCTCTTGTAAAATCCATAAATATGTTTGCGGATTCCAGTTATCAACAAACATAGTCATACATTTTTTACATTGATTTAAATAACCGTCGGGATATTTTTCTTCATTATTAGAACGATAAAATTCTTTAATGGACATAGTTCGATGGCATTTTTCACAATATTTTTGTTGTTCTATAGCCATAACAAAATTATCCCCCTTATATTTTAATAAGAAAAAATAAATATAATAAATTAAACAAAACTGACCGGAAGCATTTTCTTTTGTTTAGTTCGCGTATTCCTACATTTTTTGCAAATACTATAAAATCCATCTTTACTTGTTTTGTTTTTACTAAAATATTTATTATGAGCTAATTTTATTTCTTTACATCGACTACATTTTTTATATTTCCCTTTTTTTATATTCAAAAAGTACCAGTTTAAAAGATCGTCTTCAGCGGTTTCCGCAATTAATTTTGGAATTTTTTTTCTCCATAAGCTAGAAATGTATTCTAAGCTATGTTTAACATTAAATTTTTGTTGTAAAATTTTTTGGATTTCCGCATTCTATAAACCATCAATTTTACAAGTCACAATTTCTTCGTATAATGGATATTCTTTTAAAGCCCGGTCGGCGCAATCATCAAAAGACTCCATTAAATAATATAAATCATGGTCAAAATGTCCCCAGCCTTCTTCTTTTAGGCGAGAATAATTACATAATAAATAAGAACAAACTTTTGGATCACATAAAGAAATTCCAGAAGGAATAACATAGTTTTCTTTATCTAATGTAAAAGATTCTTCTAACTTATTTGGGAAAACAGAATGGGAAACTTTTGTTAAGCGTATTGGTTTACGATAAGATTCTTTTATTACATACTAGTCTTTCCGCAATTCAATAATCGCCTTTTTAATAATATAAGCATCCTTTCCAGTAGCAGTAATAGCTTTTTTTTCCCATAATGAAATGGCTTCTTTAATTTGCTATAAAATTGGAATTTCTTTTAAATCTTTTTTAGTTATTGTAATTTTTGGTCTAAATATTTGTTGTTTATCTTCATGTACTAATCCATAAATGCCATCTTCACCATTTTCAAGTTGTGAAACAAGACCTTCAAAAGAAGTTTCTCTTTTATTAACTGTCTACATACGATTTTCTGTCAGAATTTTCTTTTGTTTTTTTTCTTGTTTTTCCATACAATAAATAAGATAATTTGCTAAAATTTCTAAATAAGCTGGATTTAAATTCTCTGTTTCTTCAATTATTTTTTTTACCAGCTCATTTCTTTCCTCTGGAGATTCAATAGTATAATCTAATTTCATCTATTTGACTCCCCCTATTTTTCACACTTTCTCTCATAATATACTTTTTTTTTCGGAAAAAGTCAAATTTTTATTGATTTTAAAAAAAATTTTTGTTATAATAATAATTGAAAAAAATAATGGAAAATAATTATTATGGAAATTAATTGTTTATATTGTAAAAATTTTTATTATAATAATGATGGCTCCGGGGATTGTTTAAATAATATTCGACACCCTGTTTATAAAATTTGTTTTAAACCAGATATAAAAAAAATTAAAGAGGTTTTAATTAATGAAGGTTGCTATAACAGGACATCGTCCAGAAAGAATTAAAGGTCATGAAAAAGAAATATATGAATGGTTTAAAGAGAAATTTGCGGCGATCCGTCCAAGCGAGGTCATAACCGGGATGGCGCAAGGAGTTGATTAGATCGCAGCGCAGGCCGCAAAGGATATGGGAATAAAATATTTATGTGTTTATCCTTATAAAAGAAATGTTTCTATAGTAGAGCAAGATTTAATTAATTCTTCTTCTGGAGTAGTTTGGTTGTCAGATAAATATTTTAAGGATTGTTATTTTGTAAGAGACAGATGGATGATTGATAGAAGTGATAGGGTCTTGGCTGTATGGGACGGTAAACCGGGCGGCGGCACATATTATACTATAAATTATGCTCAAGAAAAGAATAAAGTTGATGAGATTTTAATTTTAAGGTAAGGAAATAAAAATGGCAGAAGAAAAATTTGATGGATATATATCTAAAATTCAATTACCAAATGGAAAAATTTATAAATTAAAATGTGAAATTGTCGAAATTCATCCTATGACTTGTATAAAATGTGGTGGTCCTGTAGAATTAAAATATGGTACAGGAAAATGTTCATATTGTGGAACTAATTATGCAACAAATTTTTCTATTACAGAGGTATAAAAAATGAAAACTATTTATAAATATAGTCTTGGTATTGAAGGTCAAATTACTGAAATTAAAGATTGGATTATTGAAATTTTAAGTATCCAGACACAGGATGGATGGCCAGTTTTATGGGCGATTGTTGATACAGAAAAGGAGGAAGAAGAACCTGTTCAGATTTATTGTTGTGGAACTGGATGGCCTCTTCCAGATGAGTATGGACATTACTTAGGAACTGCGATTGATAATAATGGATATGTTTGGCATTATTTCATGGAGGATCGATATTTTGAATAATAAAAAGGAGTCTAGAGACTCCTTTTTTTATTTTTCCCAAAAATAAGGGGGGGGGATTTCGTTTTTAAGAATATTTGATAAAATCGTTTTGAAAAAATATTTGGTTATAGCGTTTTGAAAAAATACTTGGTAGGAGAATTTGCCAGACCAAAACGTTTTGCTCAGTCAAAAAAATTTTTTTCCTGAAATACACGCCCCCTCTATTGTCGCCTTTCTTTGACCTTTGCGCGAAGGCCTACTGGCGTACCCCCCAAACACCGGCCCGGTGACAAAGGAAGCGGGCCGTATTTGCGACAAAACAACAATGCAACAAATAAGCGAGCAACGACAGGGCAAAAGGTCAAGCAAGCAAAAGTCCTAAAAATAAAAATTTTTTATAAAAAAAACTATTGACAAACCAATAGAGTCATGCTATACTATAATCACAAAGAGAAAAGAAAGAGAGGTAAATAAAATGTTAGGATTCACTATCGCAACTCTTATCAGCATCGCAACCACTTTTGGAGCTAACACCACTGCAAACCTTGGCTTCTATCCTGTATCTGCACAGGTTGTAGAGGTAAACAGCGAGTCTAACACTTGGGCTATTGAGGATACTCGTGGACATGTGTGGGAGATGACAGAACCTGAAGACTGGATGGTTGGGGACAACTGTTCTTGTATCTTTTGTGATAATGGTACTGAGAACATCACTGATGACATTCCTTGTGTAGTGTGGTATGTGGAGTAAAAAGGTGTTGACAAGCACCGGGCAATGTGCTATACTAAGAGTGTAAGGAAGAGAGAGACACACAGAAAGAGAGGACACACAATGGCACGCATCACAATAGAGGCAATCAAGGCACTGAAGAACAACGATGGACTTACACTAAAGAGGTTCACAAGTATCAGCTATAAGAGTGGTTGGCAGGTAGCCACTGAGGGCAAGGAGACCAAGAGCGCAAGCAAGGCTATGCAGTACGTAGAAGAGTATGATGGCAACTGCGGACTGTGGTACAGTGATGGTGTGTACTATGTAGACAAAAGCCACAGAGTAGCAACCAAGAGAGAAGCAATGGCTGTCGGTAAGGCTTGCAATCAGATCAGCGTTCTGAGCTGGAGGACTATGGGGTTAGCGTACTGCTAACCCTTTAATGCGTTTGACGCGCGGCCGACGGGTGTGGCCACGCGTATTTCGCGCAATAGGCACTATGCACAAAACAGAGAGCGCAAGTTTGTATAAAATGACAGCTTGACAAACTCCCAAAAAGGCGTTATACTATAGTCAGAAAGAGAGAGAAAGAGAGGACAAAAAGATGACAAGAAGAGAAGAGCTTACAGCAAGACTTGAGGCAATCGAAGAGAGAAGATTCTTCCTTGCAATGAAGGACAGATGGAACACAGAAGACTATGCACTTGACAACAAACTGTATAATGAAGAGCTTGCGATCAAGAGAGAGCTTGCAGAATAAAAAGAAATAAACTATTGACAAATAAAAAAATCTTTGTTATAATAATTATAGATAAAAGAAAAGAGAGGTAATAACAATGACAAGAGTACAGTACGAATGGACAAGTAAGGACAACAAGACTAAGACAATCGTCAACACTTGGAATGAAGCAAAACAGTTAGTTTCTAAGTTTGGAGGATCTTACATAGTAAAGTATTCAACTATTAAAAGCCTTGAGGAGGTATCTAAATCATGATTAGTGTTGAAAATGCTTGCCCCTTTTGCGGAAGTCGTCATTATGTACTTGTAGATGAGGATCATTTTTCCCTTTGGAATAATGGTATTGAATTAATTCAGAATGCGATGCCTGAACTTTCTCCAACAGAAAGAGAGCAGTTAATTAGCGGTATTTGTCCTGAGTGTCAGAAAAAGATTTTCGGTTAATCCGAAAATCTTTTTTTATTTTTTTAAAAAAGTAGTTGACTTTTTGTCCGGTCTATGGTATACTTAAACCATCAAAAGAGAGGAGAAAAAGAAAATGTTAAACATCAAAGATCTGTATCATGTAGATTGCAAATGGTATGATTATCCTGTAGCTAATGGAAAACATAAAAATTACAAAATAAATAGTCCGAAGCCTTTTAGAGTATATCACAAAGATGGAACCTTTTCTCTTGCTTATACTTTTGGAGAATACAAATACACTTTTTCTATCAAAGAAAGAGATGAAGCAAGAGCTAAATACTATGAGGAAAGAAAAGCTATTAGTGAAAAAAAAGCTTTACTTGCACAGTTTGAAAAAATGGATACTGAAGAATTAAAAAAACTTTTAAAAAACTCTTGACAAACTATCCGGTATCTGGCATAATTAAATCAAGAAAAGAGAGAAAGAGAGGAAAGAAAAATGGCAAGAAATACAAGAGGTTGGTACTGGTTTGAGGATGGTACACAGGTTTGGTTCAATGGTCTTTCCACAAGAGAGAGAAGCGCAGAGATCCGCAGACATGGGAAAATTGTAAAATTTCTTCCGACAAATTAAAAAAAGGTCTTGACAGACCGGACTTAAAGAGTTATAATTAAATCAAGAAAAGAGAGAAAGAGAGGTAAATAAAATGACTTACGAGATGGAGATGGCAATGATAAGTGGAGCAACTTTAAACGAACTTTTTGAGATGGCTGGAATTACTGCTGAAGAGCTAGAGGAAAATTAACCTCTAGCTTTTTTTAATTGCGGCCGCCGGCGCACGATCCTGAGCGCCGGAGTTTTTGTCAATAGGCAATTTCAACAATTTTTTGAGCGGAATTTTGTGCATTTTTTTATTAAAAAATTTTCCCAAAACTATTGCAATCCGGGGAGAATCTGCTATAATAGTTAATGTAAGGAAGAGATACAACAAAGGGGGAAATAAAAATGTTCAAGAGAATCTGCAAGGCAATGCTTAAAGAAGAAAATTACATGGACGCACTTGCTTACTGTGCAACTAAACTCCTCAAGGCTTCTGACATCGAAGCAGAATTTGATAGAATTGATGAAAAACTTTGGGATTTAGCAATGTCCGCAGATGGTATCGAAGGTGCTTCTGACAATGCTCTTAGAATCACTTCCGCATTACAGATTGCTGTTGATGCAGTGCTCGCAGAAGAAGATTTTTAATAAAAAAGTATTGACAAATCGGAAATTATCTGTTATACTATAATCAGAAAGAGAGAGAAAGAGAGGGTAAAGCAATGACGAGACTTAACATCAACTTCGACATGGATGGAACGATTGCTGACCTTTACGGAGTAGAGAACTGGCTTGAGGATCTCATTAATGAGAACGTTAGACCTTACGCAGAAGCAAAACCGCTTGTTCGGCTTTCCGCACTTGCAAGAGTTCTTAACAGACTGCAGAGAGAGGGACACGAAATCAACGTTATTAGCTGGCTTTCTAAGAATGGAAGCGCAGAGTATAACGCAAAAGTTACCGAAACAAAAAAGGCATGGCTTGCGAAACATCTTCCTTCTGTTCACTGGGACAACATCATTATTGTAGCTTATGGAACTCCGAAAGAGACCCTCGGAACTGGAATCCTGTTCGATGATGAAGAGAGAAACCGCAACAACTGGCGCGGAATTGCGCACGATGTCAATAACATCTTAGAAGTTCTGCGGAGCTTCTAAGATTTTTTTGCCCGGTCGAAAAAAAATGCTTGACAAATTAAGTTTTATTTGTTATAATTAAATCAAGAAAAAGAGAAAGAGAGGAAATAAAAATGAAGGTTAAGCTCACTTATACAGTAAAACATGAGGTTGTGGTTGATATTAATCCTGAGGACTATTGCAAATTACATGCTGATACAACATACAATAACTTCTTTCCAAAAGATGCTAGAGAAAGAGAGTTAACAATTCTTGATAAAGAGTCTGAAAATGAATTAGATGATTATTATTTCAGACCAAAAAAATAAAAAAGCTTGACAAATAAACCGGAATCTGTTATACTAAAGATACCAAAAGAGAGGAGAACTTAAAAATGAAGGAAGAACAGAAATTTGAAGTTGCTATGAAGATCTATTCTTTATTACAGAAAAGTGATTTAGGATGGCATTCATGGCATTGGTGGGAGTCAAGAGATTCATGGTTTGCTCAGTTTAAAGTTGAAGAGATTGATAAAATTGCTGAAGAAATGGCAAAAAATGGAATTATTGAAACAAATGGCTGTGGCTTTAGAAGAAAAGAAAAAACTTTAAAAGAAAAAATTTTTATAAAACTTTGGTCTTGACAACTTGCCCGGTCTGTGGTATACTTAAACCATCAAGAGAGAGGAGAAAAAAGAAATGTTTAATTTTTTTAAAAAGGAAGAAAAAGCAAAAGCAAAAGAAAAATACAAAGTAGTTTTTTGTGATACAAATGATCTTGCTACAAAGTTTGGCGAATACGGCACTTATGAAACGTATGAAAAAGCTGATCATGTAATTAGAATGGCATGGAACAAAAAAAGAGAAGATAAAATTAATGATGGGTATCCAGTTGACGATGCATGGATAATAATTGAAAAAATATCTTGACAAACCGGAACTAAAGAGTTATAATTAAATCAAGAAAAGAGAAAGAGAGGAATAAAAAAATGAGAGAAGAGTATCTGAGCAGAATGATTCACCTTTACGGTTTTGAGCATCCCGCAGTAATCCAGTTTGCGGAGCTGATGGAGCAGGGTGCAAGTGATGAGACTCTGAAAGCTCTAGTTGAGAGCCATGAGAAACTCGGAATTGCTTTCGAGTTTGAGGATGAGGATTTTTAATCCTTATCCTTTTTTTATTTGGCCGGCCGCCAGCGTACGCACTGGCCGGTGTTTTGTCAAGTAGCAGTTTTAACAATTTTTTTGATGAAATTTTGTGCATTTTTCCGGTATTGCGTTTTCCCGGTTTATCCCTTATAATTAAGACAAGAGATGAGGAAAGGGGAACACAACAATGAAGAAAATCACCGCTGAAATCAAAATCAATTACATCTTTGATACTACTCACAAAGGTTCTAATTACAGCTTTAACGGCGGGCGCAAATGGTGTAATGGTGGTGAGTTTGCGGAAATCATCGCAAAATCTGTTCTCGGATTTGAGCCAAAAAAAGATGCAAACACTTCTTACGATGTTGACAGCGACATTCCGGAAATTAAAGCAAGTGTAAAATCTAGCAAATTTACTCTTGTTAATAAAAAACTTGGTGATACTTTTGAGGAAAGTGTTAATAGATATTTTGCAACTACTCACAGCACAACATGGATTTATACTGTTGTTATTGATAACATTGCTACACTTTACATCATGAACAAAGTTGAGTTTGAGCAGTTTCTTTACACTTTTACTTCACTAAATGAAAGAAATGTTGTTAGATGTAAAGCAACAAGCGGAAAAATGATTGCATGGTTTGAAAATAAAATTTAAAAAAAAGTATTGACAGACCGGATAAAATGTGCTATACTTTAGATACAGAAAAGGAAAGGAGATAAAAACAATGACAAGAGAAGAGATGCTTACCAATGTTATTCGCAAATGGGGTTTCGAGCATGAATACACTATCCGCTTTGCTACAGCTTGTGAAAAATGGGTTTCTGATGATACAGTAGCAATGTTCTATTTTTGGACAATGGCATTAACGATTGAGGTTTGGGAGTAATTCCTAAACCTCTTTTTTATTGCGCCGGCCCGCGCTCGCTCCTCAAGCGCGGTTTTTCGCTTTAACGCATTAAAGCGAAAAAATTTTAGCACTTTAGCGCGGTGAAGTGGCAACGCGTTAAATCCCGAAACTTTAGTATGTTAAAGTATTAAAGTATTAAAACTTTAAAGTTTTAATACTTTAAAATGTTAATAAATTAAAACTTTAACGCTTCACCACGTTAAAGTTCTACACTGTAATACATTAAAGTGTTAAAGAAGATTGTTAAAAAAATAATTAAAAAAATTTTTTAAAAAAGTATTGACATCTCCGGTAAGGGGTGCTATACTATAATCACAGAGAGAGAGAAAGAGAGGTAAACAAAATGACTAACACTGCATTATTCGCCACCATGATCAACCGCTACAACGAAGTTGCTTTTACTCACAACTACATCTGGGGTTTTACCTACAAGCACAACGTATATATGGCTATCACCACTTCGGAAGTGATGCCCCTCGTCTGCAAGCTTGATAAGGCAAGCCGCGGCGCTGGATATGCGCTCCGCTTCTGCCCAACTACAGACCAGAAACTGGTTCTTATGCCGTCCGCAACTCTGCTTTGCTCTGAAAAGTTTTTCAATGAGCAGGTAGCAGAAAGCAAGTATAACAACGGTGAAATCTTTGAAAAGATGGTAACTGAGTATTTCGGTCAGGTTTGGGTAAAGGATAATATCCCATTCACAGAAGCCGGCGATATCGAGACCGATGGTGTTGCATATCAGATCAAATATCAGAAAGCTACTTTCTGTAATGAGAAAAGCCTTGCCAATCTTAGAAAATAAGGTTGGCAAGCTACAAAAAGTAGTTGACAAAGTAAAAAATATATGCTATAATGAAATTACCAAATGAAAGAGAGGATATAAGAAATGAGAAAAAGTGCTATGCAAAGAATCAAAGATTTTTTCCTTGGCGTGATGGTTATGGGTTTGGTAGTTATCGGGATGGGATGGACAGGCTATATGGAATCAACATATAGTGTTGACGGACTGGTTATTGACAAAGATGCTGATGAATGGATCATTGAAGACAGCAGGGGTCATATATGGAGCTATGAAAATAACTTTTTGATCAAAGGTGATGAAGTAAAAATTACTTTCTTCGATAATCATACTGATGATATTACAGATGACGAAATTGTTAAAATAAAAGTTTCTAAAATTCATAAATAACTGTAGCACAGAGGGACTCCCCAAAAAGTACAGGTTTTGTGTTTTGCTTGAGCATTGCATAAGACTTCGGAAAAGTAGGGATCCCTCGCCCCCGGGCAAAAAAGTGCTTGACAAACTAAAAAAAATGTAGTATAATTCCAATAGAAAGAGAGGAAAATACAATGAAGCTAATTGATAAAAGAAGTAAGAAAATTAAAAAAGAAGAAGCTAAAAAAATGCGCGTGGTTAATGGCTTTAATACAGGCACTCGCACACATAAAAGTAAAAAAGACTATGATAGAAAAGCAATCAAAAAAGAATTGCGAAAATACTTATAGGGGAATCATTTTGAAGATGATTCCCCTTTATTTTTTTGCCCGGGCGCCCACATGTTCCCGCAATTGATTTTTTAAAAAATTTTTATTATAATTTATTTATAAAATAAAAAAAATAGCTTGACAATCAAAGGAAAATCGTTTATAATGAATACAGAAAGAAAGAAAGAGAGGAATCAAAAAATGACGATTTACTTTGACATGGATGGAACAATCGCTGATCTTTATGGAGTTGAAAATTGGCTGAATGATTTAATTAATAGTAATACTCGTCCTTACGATGAAGCAAAACCTTTAATTAATTTTTCTGCACTCGCAAGACAGATTCATAAAATGCAGAAAATTGGTTTCACTTTTGGAATCGTTTCTTGGCTTTCCAAAAGTGGAACAGAAGAATATAATAAAGCCGTAATAGAAAGTAAAATGAATTGGCTGAAAAAGCATCTTCCTTCTGTAATTTGGGATGAAATTCACATTGTTTCCTATGGCACTCCAAAAAGTACTGTTGTAAATGATAAAAATGGTTTCCTGTTTGATGATGAATTAAATAATAGAATTGAATGGGGAAAAAATTCCTTTGGCGTAGAAAATATTCTTGCGACCCTTAGAGCCTTCTAAGGGTCTTGGCCCGGGCGAAATTTTCGCTTGACTTTTCTATGTATTGTGTTATAATAATAGTAGAAAGAAAAATAAAGAAAGGAAGTAGATGCCTATGCTTTATAATGAAAAATTAATTAAACAACACATGGACATTTTAAACATTAGTAGAGAAGAAGCTATTCAGTTAATTCAAGAAGATGAAAAGATTGATAAAATGGTTTCATCTTCAGAAATTAATTCAGACTTAACTAAAGAGCAAATTCAAAATGCTAAACACGCAAGACAAGCAGATCGAGTAAAAGGTGTTTTTAAATTTGATGTTTCCAAAAGGCAACGTAAAGAAAATCCCGACAAAAGAATTTTAATTGAGAATTTGCGGGCTTCCGTTGAAAAGATCGGCGGAACTGACATCGAAATTACAAATGTTGAACGAGAAATGATTTTTAAATTCAATAATGTAAAATATAAGGTTGTGCTTTCAGCTCCCCGCAGTTAATGCGGGGAAGGGCCCGGGCCGCAAGTTATTTTTTTAACAAGCAAAAAACTATTGACAGAATAGAAAAGGTTTGCTATACTATAATTGTTCCAAGAGATAGAAGAAAGTGAGGTAAAAAACATGGAGTATTGGTATTGGTCAATCGAATTAACTAACTATTGCGGAAATGATGACATTTATTATTTTTCAAACTTTGAAGCGGCAAGAGAGACTTTTGATACTCTTGCGGAAGAACATAAAAATGATGATGAGTTTAGTTGTGAAGATGGATTCATGGAGTGGTTTGATTCAAGCTATAACGAGTATCCAACTTACGTTGAATTAAAGGTTTCAAAGATTTTTATTTTTGATAAGGCAATTACTACTTAATTAAAAACTAAGGAAAACCTCAGTCTTTTTAAGTTTCAGCTCCCCGCAGTTAATGCGGGGAAGGCCCGGGCCGCAAAATTTTTTTTTAAAAACACTTGACATTTTTCTCTATTGGTATTATAATTATCTCAGAAAGAGAGGTAAGAAAAATGTTTAGAATCCACGGTTTTATTCTTCCGAATAAAGAAAAGGGAACAATTAGACTTGGTCGAGATCTTTTTAAAGTGATTTTTAGAATAGGTAAATGGCATTTAGTTTACAGACTCACTGATAATGGTATTACTTATTAAAAAAGAGAGGTAATAAAAATGATTAAATTCAAGTATGATTATTGCACTTCTACTACTATTATTTTTGATGATGAATTTGAAATTAAAATGACTGATAACCTTGACAACATTAAAATGAAAATCATTTGCGTATTTTATAAGTATAATTTTAATCGTGCTGTTGTAGTAAGTAATGAGACAGGTGAGATTCTCATGGAAGCTTGCAGAGAGGGGATGTGATCCCCTTTTTGCCCGGGCAGCCGCAAACATTGTTAAAAAAATAACTTTTAAAAACTTATTGACTTTTCTTAGAAATCTGTTATAATAGTATTATCGACAGAGAGAAAAGAAAGGAAAATAAGAAAAATGAGCTACAGAAAGAATGAATGGTTTTTAGTAATTGATACTGAGACAGCAGGTGGTTTAGATAATCCTTTAGTCTATGATGCAGGATTTAAGATGATGAATCGGAAGGGGGAAACTGCTGAAGAACATTCGTTAGTTGTTTATAATATTTATGCAGGGCAGCGTGAAATTATGAAGACTGCTTATTACGCAGAAAAGCTTCCTTTGTATGAGATTAAATTAAAAAATGGTGAACGAAAAATGATCAGTTTCTTTACTCTTAAAAAGATGATTGCTGATCTTATGAATAAGTATAATACAACATTAGTTTATGCTTATAACATGAATTTCGATAGAAGAGCATTGAATAATACTCAAAGATTCACCACAGAAGAGCGTTTTAGATACTTCTTTCCCTACGGAACAGAATTTAGATGTATTTGGAACATGGCTTGCCAGCTTCTTTTGGCTAGACCTTCTTACATTAAATTTGCAATCAAAAATAATTTTATTTCAGAAAAAGGAAATATTTTAACTAATGCAGAATGTTGCTACCGCTATTTAACAAAGGATACTGATTTTAAAGAGGAGCATCAAGGCCTCGATGATGTAAACATTGAAGCAGAAATTTTACTTGCATGTTTCAAACAGCACAAAAAAGTAAATCAGAATCCTTATCAGGCATGTTGGAGACTTGTACAGAATAAGCGTGCGGAAATGGGGGTATAACCCCCATCTTCGGCCCGGGCGCTTGTTAAAAAACTAACGAAAAAATTTTTAAAAAACCTATTGACTTTTTAGCAGAATCTGCTATAATAATAATTGTCAAGGGGATGACAGAGATGAAGTTCATGAAGTGAGAATGTCCATCCTAGGCAGTGACAGCTTCCACTCCCCCAACAAGTAAAAATCTTGAAAATTCCTCTTGACAAACAACTGAATATCTGTTATAATAACTAATGTAAAGAAACAAAACAATTCATCCAAAAGAAAGAGGTGCTATCTATGGGTAACAAAATGACTTATGCAGTAGCTATTGACTTTGCAATCAACGCAATCGACAATGAAGAGGTTATTGAGAAACTTACGGCTCTCAAGGCTCAGCTTGCAAAAAAGAGTTCTACGGAGAGGAAGCCTACCGCAACTCAGCGTGAGAATGTCGGTTTTAAGGATGCCATTGTTAATGGTCTTGAGTCTGACAAGACTTATACCATTACGGACATCATGAAGTCCATTCCCGAGGTTGGCGGTCTGTCCAATCAGAGGGTGAGTGCGCTTGTGCGTCAGCTTGTCGCTGATGGAATCCTCAAGCGTGAGGAGATTAAGAGAAAGGCTTATTTCAGCCTTGCTTGATTTTTCAATCGGGTTTACCCCTTGGCTCCCTTTGGGAGCCTTGGGGGGCTCGGCCCGGACGCAAAATTTTTTTAAAAAGCTATTGACAAATTAAAAAACCTTTGCTATAATAAAATTACCAAATGAAAGAGAGGTAATAAAAATGATGACAAATGTTGATTACGAAGGATTTAATGATTGGTCTGACAAAGAACTTGAAGAAGCCATTGCTACTATTGGAATGATCCTTGATTCTCGTAAAAAGAAAAGAATTGGTGAAGCTCTAACGAAGGTTGAAAATGCATTTAAAGATTTGCAAGATGTTACAGATAACAATGATTCTTTTGATTTAGATGGAAATTATTCTCTAACAGATCTTTTTTATGATCTTAAAATTTATTATGTAGAAAATTACATAGAAAGGATGAAATAAAAAATGCGAGATCCTGAAAGAATTGCAAGTTTCCTTGATGTAATTGGTTTCCATTGGCAGGTAAAATGTCCCGACTGGCGTTTTGGTCAACTAATGTATAATTTTTTCAGTGAATGCGGAGATCCATTCTATTGGGAAGAAGATACATTTCTTGAAAAGTTTGAGGAATTCATGAAGAAGCTGTAAGGCTTCTTCATGTATCGCCCGGGCCGCTTGTTAAAAAAATAACTTTCAAAAAGTAGTTGACTTTTTTTGTGGTCTATGATAGAATAATAATTGTCAAGGGGAGGCGCCCAAAGGTGGAGTCTTCGAGAGAGAATAACTAGAGCGCGTAAAGCGTAGCAGGAAAACCTCGATTTTTAAAAAAATTTTTAAAAACCTCTTGACAAAAATCAAGACTCATGGTATAATGAGTATGTAAGATAAAGGAAGGGGGCAAGCCCCACAAAGTGAGCCTAATAAGGCAAGTACGTAAAGTCGACTAAATCGTACAAAGCAGAGTGGGATACAGGGCTGAAGTCCTCTCGCACAGAAGCGAAACTTTAACCTTTCAAAAAAAATAAAAAAGTGCTTGACAAACAAAAGCAAAGCTGTTATAATAACAATGTAAGGTAAAGAAAACAAAAACTACTAAAAAGAAAGAGGTGCTATCTATGACTAAGATGACTTATGTAAACGCTCTTGATACTGCTATTAATTTCCTTAATGAGAATATCCAGTATGGTGATGATTTCTCTGCTACGGTTGAGAAGCTTGAAGCTCTCAAGGTTCAGCTTGCAAAGCGTAACAGTGGCGCACACAAGCTCACTAAGACGCAGAAGGAAAATGAAGGTCTGAAAGAGAACATCTTCGCCTTCGTTTCCGAGAATGGCGCAAAGCGCGCAGGTGATGTTGCTTCCCACTTCGGTATCAGTGGTCAGAAGGCTACGGCTCTGCTGAAGCAGATTGTCGACAGTGGTCGCCTTGAGAAGTACGCTGAGAAGCGTGTAACTTTCTTTAGGGTTGCTGAGGGATTCTAATCCCTTACCCCTTGGGGGCTTAATGCCCCCTTGGGGTTTGCCCGGGCGGCCCGTTAAAAACTTAACAAAGATTTTTTTAAAATAAGTATTGACTTTTTTAATGGTCTATGATAGAATAATAATTGTCAAGGGGAGAGGCAAACAGCGGTAGGGCACTCGAAAAAAAATAAAAAGAATTCAAAAAACCCCTTGACAAACTTTAAAACATCTGTTATAATAAAGATACAAAATGAAAGAGAGGTAAGGACATGAGAGACCCCCCGAAATAAAACCCACAGGCTAGAGAGATCTTTTATGATCATTGGCGCCAAAGCTCGGAAACCACAAAGGGGCGCTATGAATACGAGCAAAGGTGGGAAGTCAAGTTTCCAACTTCCCACAAAAAAAAATAAAAAAGTGCTTGACAACTAAATAAAGAAGTGTTATAATAAAGATACAAGATAAAAAAAACAAATTAAAGAAAGGAATGGTAACACCATGACAAAGATGACTTATGCAGTAGCAATCGACAACGCACTTAATGGCAACATCACTGATGAGGTTCGTGAGAAGCTCGAAGCTCTCAAGGCTCAGCTTGCAAAGCGCAACAGCGGTTCTCATAAGCCTACAAAGACTCAGCGTGAGAACGAGGGAGTCAAGGATTCTATCCTTGGTGTCCTTACCGCAGAGGGTAAGCAGTGCAAGGACATTGCCGATGCTCTTGGTATCAGCGGTCAGAAGTGTTCTGCCCTTCTCAAGCAGTTGGTTGATGAGGGCAAGGCTGAGAAGTACGCTGAGAAGCGTGTGACCTACTTCAAGGCAATCGAGGGATGATACCCTCTTTACTCCCAAAGGGGTTCGCCCCTTTGGGGGCGCCCGGGCGCAAAAAAATTTTTTTAAAAAAGTATTGACAAATTCTGCGACATCTGTTATACTTAAACCATCAAAAGAAAGGAGAAAAATAAATGTTTAATTTCTTCAAGAAAATTACACCACTCATTGAAGTGATTCATTACTCAGTTCACTTTAAAACTATTGATGGTAATACTCATCAATACACTCATTTCAGATACGCAGACCCCACACAGTTAAACTGTTCGATTCCCGAATACTTAATGTGTCTGATTAAAATGGATGGATATCTGCAAGATGATAATAATCTAATGTATCCTCTTCAGAATGTAGTGCAGATTGAATGGGAAGAAGATGCAAGACAGACTGTTAAGCAGGGTGATAGATGGAATGTCTTTTATTAATAGACTTTTCGTGGCTCAGAACTGAGCCACGCGCCCGGGCGAAAAAATTTTTTTTTTAAAAAGTATTGACAAATTAAAGTTAATGTATTATACTGTATTTAGAAAGCGAGGGAAACAAAAATGAAAGAAATCAAATACAAAGATTATCAGATTGGTTCTAATTTCTATACAGTAAAATTAACTTATTTGCCAACAGGAGGAGTTTTACATTACAATCCTACTGTAAAAGTAGACATAATGGAATTACATACAAAGCCAATTACTTTTTTAGATAAACTATTAGAACACTCTAAATTTTCTATTGAAACTTATGAATGGGATCCATTACTTACAGATCTTTCTTTAGATGATTATATAAAGAAACATTCTAAAATTACAAAAATTAATAAAGCAATAAAAAAAGCTAATGATGAATGGAATTCTTTCGAAGGAGAATAAATAATGAAGTTTGAGGGGAAAATTAGCGGAACAAAAGTTTCTGAGTTTGAAATTACTCCTATTTTCAATTCACAGTTTGTATGGCTTTCTGAAGCAATGGAAAAAATTCAGAATCAGAAAGCAATGGATTTTATTCTTGATACTTTTAGATTTAGCAAAGGTTGTGAAGAGAAATCGCATGATTGGTGTGCTATTCTTGATTGGGATAGTATCATGAAAATTTCTGTCCTTGAAAATTATCCTGAGTATGAAAAAGAATTTATTGATTATTTTGGTGAAGAGTGGCTTAAACAGTACATCAGATTTAACCATTAAAGCGCTTCGGCGCTTTTTGGCCCGGGCCGCTTGTTAAAAAACTAACAAATTTTTTTTGAAAAAAGTAGTTGACTTTTTTTACGGTCTGTGATAGAATAATAATTGTCAGGGGGAACGGAAGTGGTGAGCAGGAGCAAACGCCGTGAGTTGAGTAAACAAAGTTCTCGAGAAAAAGTTGAAAAACCCCTTGACAAACTTCCAAAAGAGTGTTATAATAAAGACACAAGATGAGAGAGAAACAAAGAGTTCGGAAAGTTTGGTGGTTAAAAATGAAAATGAGATTTAGGATGAAAGCGCAACTCACAGCGCAATGACACAAAAAGGTGAGAGGGGTAGACATAGCCGACAGGCGAACAGATTGAGAAAAGCGCAAGTGCACAGCGTCCCCGAATTTAAAAAAAATAAAAAAAGTGCTTGACAACCAAAAGAAAAAGTATTATAATAACAATGTAAGATAAAACAAAAACAAAAAAGAAAGAGGTAGATGATTATGACAAAAATGACTTATGCTGTTGCTCTCGATGTTGCTATTAAGGCTGTTGGTGAGGGTGAGGTTGCTGAGAAACTGACTGCGCTCAAGGCACAGCTCGCAAAGAAGTCAAGCGGTGAGAGAAAGCCTACCGCAACTCAGAAAGAGAACGTAGGCTTCAAGGAAGCTATTGTCAACGGTCTTGGCGATGGTAAGTATACCATCACTGACATTATCAAGACTGTGCCTGAGGTGGGCAGTCTGTCTAATCAGAGAGTTTCGGCTCTTGTTCGGCAGATGGTAGCAGATGGAATTCTCGTAAGAGAGGAGATTAAGAGAAAGGCTTATTTCTCTGTCGCTTAATTGTGAAGGGTTTGCGGTGATCCCTAAAACCGCAATTACCGCCAATAACTCAATAGGTAGAGTAATCGGCTTTTAACCGATAGGTTGCAGGTTCAAGTCCTGTTTGGCGGATTTAGAATACTCTATTTCGTTTTAAAACTCTCTTTCTGTAAGCGCCTTGCGGAGCCTCTTCTCTCTCCGCAAGGTTGCACCCGGGCATTTTTAAAAAAGCGCTTGACAAATAAATAAAAAAGTGTTATACTTTATTTAAGAAAAAGAAAAAAGAATGAATAAAGAAAGGGGAGAATAAAAATGACTATAGCTGTAACTCACAACGATTTAATTCAGCTTAGAAAAAAACTGCTCAAGGAAATGAACAAATACATCATCGAAATGGGCGATGAAGAAATTTGGATGGATTGGATTACTCTTGGTGTTCCCGATGAACCCTCTGAAGATGATTACGATTTTATTGCAGAAAATGATGATGAATGGAATGATGTTTGCGGTTTGTTCGGTAGATTAGCAGTAGAAGAGGCGGATTAATTCCGCCTTTGACCCGGGCGCCCGCAAGTTTTTTTTCAAAAAAGTATTGACAAATAAAACTATCTATGGTATACTTTAATCATCCAAGAGAGAGGAGAAAAGAAAAATGGCAAGAGATTTTGATTGGTTAGACAAACTTTACGCAGTAGTAAAAGAGGATGGAACTTTCGCGGGTATTCCTTGTACAAATTTTGAAGAAGCAAAAGAATTATCTGCACAGCATGAAGGATCTCACATTTACATCATGGCTCTGGACGATGATAATGAGCTTGAAGTTTATGATGATAATTATGATTTTGAGCCTTCTAATATTGATGATGATTGTGGATTTGACCCTTACATGGGCGAGTACACCTATGACTGCTAAGAAAGGAGAAGTGAAATGTATTCTGTTTGGTTAAATGATTTGCCGAATGTAATTACTGCTCTTAATCAGAAACTTCCTTACCTCAGTACTTTTTGTAGTATTGAAGGTAATGCAAATGGTGATTACGTTGTAAGAAATGAAACTGATACATGGATTGTTAAACACAAAACTTTTTCAGTTTGGCATTTAGATAGAAGTAAAAAGAATTGGGGGATTTGGATTGAAATTTAAAACTTCAATCCAATCTCTCTGCGCCCGGGCGCGCATGGTCGAGGCGCGCCCTATTCGCGTCAATAGGCATTTTGCACAAATTTTTACCCAAAAACTTGTGCAACATTCTGATATTGCATTTTCCCGAAATTCTGCTATACTTATAAGTGTCAAGGGGAGAGAGGTAACCTAAGGCAAGCCTTTATAGGTAGTGGGTTCGACTCCCATGGAGTAGCTAACCGAACGAAAAAAAATTAACGGACTGCAGAAAAAACCCCTTGACATACTTCTTAAATGGTGCTATAATAAAGGCACGAAATGAGAGAGATACAGAAGCCAAAGTCAAGGGGGCTTGAAAAAATCTCAAAAAAAAATAAAAAAGTCCTTGACAAACAATTAAGTATCTGCTATAATAATTACATAAGATAAAGAAAAGGAAGAAGAACCGCTTCACTTTTCTGATGGCGGAAGCGACTCACTCTGGCGGTTAGAGTTCATAATGCAAGCCTGCTTCTTATGTTGTCAACAAATAAAACATAACCAAAGTTGTTGACAAGTAACTGTAAATCTGCTATAATAACTAATGTAAGAAACAAAGTAAACCAATTCAAAGAAAGAGGTGCTATCTATGACTAAGATGACTTACGCTGTTGCTCTTGATGTTGCTATTGCTTCCGTTTCTGATGATGCTGTAAAGGATAAGCTGTCTGCTCTCAAGGCTCAGCTTGCTAAGAAGTCTTCGGGTGAGCGCAAGATGACTGCGACTCAGAAGGAGAATGTCGGCTTTAAGGATGCTATCCTTAACGGTCTTGGTGATGGTAAGTACACCATCACTGACATCATGAAGTCGGTTGATGCGGTTTCTGCTCTGTCTAATCAGCGTGTGAGTGCGCTCGTTCGGCAGATGGTAGCAGATGGTCTGCTTGTTCGTGAGGAGATCAAGCGCAAGGCTTACTTCTCCAAGGCGTGATTTTTTTCAAAGGGTTTGCGGTGATCCCCTAAAACCGCTCCCCTTTGGGGGGTCTTTGGTAGAGCCTAAGCGGTAAGTAATTGCGTAATAGCCTTTACATAAGTCTTGGGAATATGTGGTTCGATCCCCTTCCCCCCATTTTTACAGATGATGTTCGTTTTTTCCTCCTTTCTTTCTGTGGCAACCCCCTTGTGTATGCAAGGGGGCGCGCCCGGGCAGATTTTTTTTCAAAAAAGTATTGACAAGTATTTAAATCTATGGTATAATTCCAATAGAAAGAGAGGTAAGAAACATGAAAGGTAAAATGAGTCTTGAAAGAAAGTTAAATAAAATTTTTAAAGTTTTTGGCGTTAGTGTTTCAATGGATGATGAATTTGCTTATAAAGATGGGTATGTTTTTTTCACTCCTTTTGAAACTCCTGCTGAAGAATATCACAGAGAATGGATACTTAAAAAATTTGATTTTTCATTAACTGAGGATGATTACTTTTTATTTGCAATACTTCATGAAATTGGTCATCATTATACTTTGTATGATTTGAGTCAGGAAGAGTTAGATAATGAAGCTCTTTACAGACAGATTTTAGGATTGTCTGATAAATCTGCGGAAGAACTCAATTTGTTATACTTTAATCTGCCTGCGGAATTACTTGCAACAAAATGGGCAATTGATTTTATTAATGAAAACATGGAATGGTGCAAAAAAACACAGAAAAAAATCTATGAAGCTATGCGCCACTTTGTGAAAGCCAATAGGTGGGATGATTAGTTCCACCTAACTGGCCCGGGCGCAAACTTTGTTAAAAAAATAACTTTTAAAAAGGCTCTTGACATTTTTATTTTTATTTGTTATAATCTCTATAGAAAGTGAGGTGTGTAAAATGAAGATTGATGAAAAAGTTGTTGCTGAGTACATGAAAAAGTATGATTGTTCTCGTGAGGATGCAATTTCTGTGATTATGGATGATGATGATACAGATCACATGACAATGAAGGAACTTAATGCAGAATTGTCTGACGAACAGAAAAAAGCTGTCAAAGATGCTAAAAAGACAGGAAAGCGTGCTTATACTTTTACTAAACGTGAAAGAAAACCCGATGATGAAAAAGCTGAGATTATTGCTAAAATTGCTGAATTTTTAGCTGAAAATGCTAATTATTGCGTGGAAATTGTCAAAAAAGAGCGTGAAATTAGCTTAAAAGTAGGCGAAAATGAATATTCTGTCAATTTAGTTAAGCATCGGGCACCAAAAAAGTAATAAAAAGCCCCTTCATGGGGCTTTTTTGATGCGGCCCGGGCGATTTTTTGCAAAAATTTTGCAAAAAAGCTTGACTTTTTTCTATTTTTGTAGTAGAATAATAATTGTCAAGGGGAGAGGTAATAGGTGCGGACGTCCACTAAATGCACAGCCTCGAAAACCATCAAAAAAAATAATCGTAAAACCCCTTGACATTTTTTAAAAATCATGTTATGATTAAACTATCAAGGGGAAAGAGAGGAAATAAACTAATGAACTACATTGTAATTGATACTGAAACCACTAATGGTTTTGATGATCCAATGGTTTATGATTGCGGATGGGCGGTAATTAATGATGAAGGTGAGGTACTGAAAACTCGTTCTTATGTAGTCGCAGATGTATTCTGTGATGAAGAACTGATGAAAGAAGCATTTTTCGCTGATAAAATTCCGCAGTATGTAAAAGATGTTGCCGATGGTGTGCGTAAAATGACTTGGTTTAAAAATGTAAAGAAGGTTCTCCGCAAAGATTGCAAAGATTTTGAGGTTGGCGCAATTATGGCGCATAACATGAGATTTGATTATCGTTCTTGCACTCGTTCGCAAAGATACATTACAAAGTCTGCGGATAGATGGTTTTATCCTTACGGTGTTGAGCTTTGGGATACTCTCAAAATGGCAAGACAGACTTTTGGACATGATGAAAATTATAAAAAGTTTTGTTCTGAAAATGGTTATACTCTGAAAAATGGTTCTCCTCGACTGACCGCAGAAATTCTGTATAGATACATTAGCGGAAAAAATGATTTTGAGGAAGAACATACAGGACTTGCTGATGTGCTGATCGAAAAGGAAATTTTTCTTGCTTGTATGGCAAAAAATGCAAATTGTGAAAAGGGCGTGTGGTCTAATTGACCTCATGCCCTTGGGGCCCGGGTATTTTTTTTTCAAAAAATACTTGACAACTATAATATTTTTTGTTATAATAAAAATACAGAAAAGGAAAGGAAAATAAAAAAATGAAAGAGTTTTTTGGGATTAGGGAAGCCTATAAGTTTGAATGGAATGATGTTCGAGCAATCATTACTGTTTTAAATGTTGGTTTGATTATTATTTTTGGTTTGTCGGTTGCTTGGTTTGGTCTTGCAATTGCGGTTTTCGGTCTTGTGAAGGATTTAACAGGACATCGCCACATTAATGGAATTATAATGCATGGTGCAAGTATTGTTTTAAATATTTATTTTATTAACATGTATTTAAGCGGAGTTTAAAACTTCGCTTTTTGCGCCCGGGAGATTTAAAAATGACAAAAGATGAATTATTATTTTTAAAGTATTTAGTAAAATTAAATGACACAACACTTTAGACTAAATGGGAAAAATTTTTAGATTTACAAATTCATGCTAATGTAAATAATAATGATAATTGGTTGGAAACTTTAAAAAAATTTTATAAATGGGCGGAAAAAGATATAAAATTGGAAAAATAAATATTCTATAATGAATTCAGAATAAGACCGGCGCGCCGGCGGACGCTGGGCGCCGTGTTCCCGCTAAAACATGCATATGGCAAATTTTTCCTTGCAACTGCAGGCCCACATATGCGGCCCTATTTTCCCAAAATTAGGACCCCCTTTGTTGCCCCGGGCGGCCGTCGCGGCCGAACATCGCACTTCATATGCAAAGTTTTTTCTTGCAACTGCGATCGCTTTAACGAGGCAACCGCATATGGCGGCCGTCGCGCAGAAAATTGAAAAAATAAAAATTTTTTGCTATAATAATAGGGGGATAATAAAATAGCGCCCGTCGCGGCCGCACTTGACAAATAAAAAATTTTTTGATATAATAACAAAAAAAAGATAGAAAAATCCACTCAAAAGTCCGTTTGGACAAAAAAGTTTAATAGGCTTTTCTAAACTTTAATATAAAATAGAAAGAAAGAAACGCCGTAGGGACTAATTAAATCGAGTTGAGCAACGAAGTTGCGAAAACGAAGATTTAATTAGTCCCGTAGGGACGGAATAAATTATCATTTCATAACTTCGCGCTTCGCGCTCGTTATTCATGATAATTTATTCCTATGAGTTGAATCTTTCAACAAAAAACTCCAGTGAGTTGACTTTCAAAAAAAATTTTTGTATAATATAAGTAAGAAAAATAAAAAAATAAGGGAGAAATATATGTTTAGAACAGAAGATCTTTTAAAGCTAATTGAATCAGAAGATCCACAGCTGGTCGCTGATGATTTTGCCACTGCTCTCAATGAAGCTATAAAGATTAAAAATGAAAAAGATGCTAAAGCTAAGCTTGAAAAAGCTAAACTTAATGATGCGAAGGCACTTGAAGAAATGATTGTAGATTATGTAAAGAAATATTATCCTGATTTAGCTGGAGATATAGAAATATTTGACGATACTAATATTCATATCTTCACAGGAGCAATAGATGATTTATGTAATGAAATAAGAAAGATCGTACCTAAGTCCAATTTTAATTCTAAAAATAATGATCCTATTGGAGAGTTTTTAAAGAAGAATGGACTTTAAATAAAACTTTTCTTTTTTAGATACTAAAAAATTTTTAAGACATCGTAGGCAGGTGAAATTCCTGCCTATTTGTAGTACCTTGATAACTGAAAACGGTCGTGTTTAAAATGAAAGAGACTCGTCATACCGGGGGCACCTAATTCCCTCATCTCTACTCATCCTCCCCTATCTTCTCTTATATCTCTTTCCTATCTTCCCCTATATCTTCTCTATCCCTTTCCTTATTTTCTTCTATTCTCTTATATTTTTTCCTATTCTTTATATTTATTTTAATCTATTAATTTTATCTTATTCTCCTCTTCCTTATTTTTTCTCCTATCCTCTATCTTACTCTCTCCTATCCTCATTTATACTTATTTCTTAATTCCCAACTATTTTAAAAAATTTTTTAAAAAAATTTTTAATTATAACCAATAGAAGAAAACCAATTTAATAAAAAAATAATAAAAATTAGCTTTCTTCTATCCAGTAAAGAATTTTCAAATCATTTTTCCAAAATCTTCTTTAAAATTTTCATTTCATTTTTAAAAAAGTTCCTCTTCTTCCGACTCTTCTTCTTCATCATCTAATAAATCTCCCCAGAAATCTTTTTCCTCTTTTTCTTCTTCCTAATAATATAAAGTCGTCTATACAGTTTTCATTTCATTTTTATTATCCTTAATTTCAAATTGATTTTTCTAAATAACCTTCTAATTATTTGGTTTAAAAGGAAAAATTACTGGTTTTGGTAAAGGAATAATTTCATTTTCTAATCCATCTTTCCAATACCCTACTATCATACCATTTAAAACAACATCATTACTATCTAATAATACTATATAAGTATCCTTCATAGGTTTATAATCTTTTTTATATACTTTATAAATAGGAACTCCACTATAAACTCCTATATATCCTTCCATAATTTTTTCCTCCAAAAAATTTTTTTTTCTTATTTCCTACGAGAGAACGAAGTTCTCTCCCCCTTTGCAAAAATTTCAAGCGAAGCGAGAAATTTTTGCAAATATTTTGCAAAATTTTTTTGCAAAATTATATATATATAGATTTGTACAATTGCAAAGTTTTTGCAAAAATTTTGCAAAGTTTATGCAAAATTGCAAAAATCTAAATAAAAATGCATATATTTTTACAATAGACTCTGCGGCCGCTTTTGCAAATTTTGCAAAATTTTTTGCAAATCCCCGCATTGACAAACACACATTTTTGCAAAAATTTTGCAAATTTTTTTCTTCTTAATCCTTCGCTTCGCTCGGATTAAGTAATAGCTTTCTTACGTTGTTTCCATCCTTCAGAATGATCTATTGATGATTTACTAACACCTAAAATTTCCGCAATTTCAGTTGAATTTTTTCCTTGAAGCGCAAGTTTCAAAATCTATTCGTCATCAACTTTCTTCTTACGCCCAGCAAATTGACTCATAACCAATCTTTCCTAATATTTTTCTTTTGAAAAATCAATTTCATCAGTCACAAGTTTAACCATAGAAGCTATATACGCATCACCATCTCGCCGCATAGGAAGTCCTACTCCATATCGAGCAATTTCTGCAATGATCTAATCTTGCTACTCCACCGGAAGAGCTGCAATTTTTTCAATCCATTTTCTTTTGAAAACAAAAGAATCTAATTCATTAATTGCCATTTGCGGCCTCCTCCCCTATAAGTTGCTTGAGTGCCAGTTGAAATTCCGGTGTATTCTAGTATACCCAGCAATTTAAATTTGGTTTTTTAGGATTCCGCATTTCAGTCTCATACTAAAATCCAAGAGACTAAAGTGCAATATGGACTCTTAAAGAGTAAATTATTTTGAATTTTGAATTGGTATTTGGCATAATTAATTTACTCCTAACTTAAATATTCTTTAATAGCTTTACGAATTACCTAAGAAATAGTCTCTTCATTATTTTCAGAAATTTTTTGCAATTTTTCTTTCATTTCTTCAGATATTCTTATAGTAATCGAAGTATTCTTTTCTTTACCCATAAATACCCCCTTAAAATTTTCTACTTTATATAAAAACCAATTTAATTACAATTAACTACATTGTCCAACAAAGTAATACATTTGATTTTTTATAAAAAATATTATATAATATATGTATAAAAATAAAAAGAGAGGTACTCATCATGACCTATTACATCTTTAAAATTTCCTACTATAACGAATATAAAGATGAAGAAATTAAGACTTGCGGACTTGTCGCTGCGAATTCTTATTCTAGAGCAATGGATGCAATCACTCGAGATTGGGGAGAAAATTCTATTATTTCTCTTGATTTTCTTATGCCGATCGAAGATATTTCTGAAACTTTAACTCTTAATGATGCAATGTTTCATATGTTTTTTAAAGGACATAATGAAAGAAAAATTGAGTCTTATCATCTTGATGAAAAGAATCATAAAGAAAAATCTTATTTTGATTTTCCAGAAGAAGAAGGAGAGTTTGAATAATGTCTTTATTTAATCCTATTTGCGGCGACTGCGGCTTAAAAGTAGTACAAGGGACAGATTCATTCTGCTCTTTGTCTAAACTAAAAATTAATCCACATATAGACTCATGTTCAAAACATATATTCCAAGAGTCAATGAAAAATTGCGAGATTTGCGGCAATATTATGCTAGAACCCGGCATTGTGGATCTCATAGACGGGATCCCGCACATTATATGCAGTAATTGTGCTTCTCAAATGGGATTTTGCAATACTTGCGGTAACATCAAAATTTGTAAATTTGAACAAGATACTTCCCCTACCGAAAAATTCGTTCAAAAACAGGTCCGTCAAGGCAATATGATTATGATGACAACCGTAAAAAATCCGAAACGGATCGAAGAAACGTGTAAAAAAGATTGTTGCTGTTATGACGAAAAAAATGGTTGTGTAAGAGAAACTATTCATTATTGTACCTCCTGGAAAACACCATACTAACTATTCTATATTATAATTATATCAAATTTTTATGTAAAAATAAAGGTAATATTTTCTTATGATTATGCTTTCACAAGATGATTCAAATGAAGTAAAAGAAATTCTTCATTTACTTAGACAACATTTGACTCCAAAAGAGCAATATGTACTTACAAATATTCGACAATATGATCTTCCTGAAGTTATTAATGAACAATTAATAAATGGAGCTAAATATATTCAGCATATTAAAATCGAAGAAACATCAATCGCCCCTCCTAAATATATGGTAATTTTTGAAAAAGATAAAGCGGATAATTAACCTGCGGTTAAATATCCGCTTTTGATTTTTTATAAAAATTTTATTATAATATATTTATAAGAATTAAGAAAGGAAAGGTGATTAAAATGCTTGCTGATGAACAGAGATATGAATTGTTTGAAGATGAAGATCCATTTGAATTTGAATCAATTTGGGTTGGTTTTCCAGTAGCGAAGATAAAAAGATTATCTTTCCATGATGCTGATATTTTTGATTTAATGCTTGCGGCCGGTGCCTTTGAGGAGGATGAAGATGCAGAAGAGTGCTAAAGAGAGATTGGGTTTTGTTGGTGATTACATTACGATCTTCAAGGGTAAGACCTATCCTTTTAAGGATTGGCTGAAGGAGCGTGGTGCAAAATATAATCCGAAGTGGGGTTGGTATTTTGCAACAAATCTTGAAGTTCCTGCTGATCTTCCTGCGGATATTACTCCGATTCAGCTTTTTTGGAATCAGATTTCTGCTAATGGAGAAGAGTTGAATAACGATGATGCCATTAAGGAATTTCTCGATTCTATTCTTTATGATCCGTCTCCCAGCGAATATCAGGGTAATGTTGGTGATCGTCTTGAAGTTGAACTTTTCGTAAATAAGGTTATTGATCTTGATGGTTATTACGGTGTGAGTCACATGCACATCATGACCGATAAGGATGACAATGTATATGTATGGACTACCGCTTCCAGAAGATGGGAAGAGGAAAGTTTCCATCTAGTGCGCGGAACCGTTAAAGATCATCGCATGTATCGGAATTGTGCGCAAACAATTCTGACCCGTTGTAAGGATTTAAACGAGAAGAAATGATAGATTTATATTATCCAGCAGTAATTGGATGGGGGTTATTAGCCATCATTAATTTAATAGATTGTATTAAAGATGATGGCTCAATAACTATGTGTACTATTTCAATTATGATTTTTATAATTCTTATCGTAACAAGGTGAGGTGGTATAAATGTTTGAACACTGGGAAAATGATTTATTTGGTTTTGTAGCCAATCAGTTTGATCGTGAAGAACTAGTTAAAGAGATCGCAAGACGAGCTCGCGCAGGAGAAACTAATTTTACTATAGATTCCGCTTGGGATCTTTCCGATGAAGATTTAGAATACATTAAGAAAAGAGTCAGCGATTATTTATAATAAATAACCCATCTTAAAAGAATCTTATTGATTTTTATAAAAAATTTTATTATAATATATTTATAAGAATTAAGAAAGAGGTGCTTTTTCATGATAGAGAAAATTTCAGCAAAAGAGATGAAGATGATTGAATGGTACATTGATCAGTATGCAGATTCTGCAAGAACTGCCAGTGGCAATTATATCCTTCGTCTCTGGGATTCTGCGAAAGCAGAATATCTGAATAAGATGTTCGGAGAACAGCTTATTCTGGATAGAGAAATTGAATATAACATGGATATTGACGAGCTTTATGAAGAGATGGGTAGGAAGCTTTCTGCCTATGGATCTGATGCCCCTGATGTTATCAGAGACTTTATTAAGACTTGGAATACTATTTTCGATCCTTATGATTATGAAGTTTCAGAAGATGTTCATAAGATGAAGAGAATGGTTTGCAGGCTCTTAGATTCTGATGTTCTTGTTGAGAATAAATGGGTTTATGATACTTGCGAAATCAAGCTTCCTGAGATGAACAAGGTTATTAAAATCCAGCACAATTCTCATCCTATGAAGACCATCTCCAAGTTTGCGGAAATCTATGGAATTAAAGGTTTTGAAGAGTTTCGTATCCGTCATTCTCAGATTTTAAATCAGAGAAAATTGAAAGGTATGCTTCATCTTTCAATCCATCCTCTTGATTATATGACCATGAGCGATAATGATTGCGGCTGGTCTTCTTGCATGAGCTGGGAAGAGAATGGTTGCTATCGCCAGGGTACTGTAGAAATGATGAACTCTCCGTGTGTTGTAGTTGCATATCTTGATTCTGCAACTGACATGAGAATTGCTGGAGAAGATTGGAGTAATAAGAAGTGGCGTCAGCTGTTTATTGTTACCCCGAAGGCAATTTTAAATGTAAAAGGTTATCCTTATCGCAATGATACCTTAACT